GCGGTATCGCTTATGGCCGTGCGAAGGGCTTTACTGCCCGTGACTTCGTTGCAGAGCTGTCTGGCAGCGATCCCTTCGGCCATATCGTGGCCAGCGTGGCCCGGTATTGGGACAAGTACCGTCAGGGTCTGCTCATCAAGCTGCTGGATGGTATTTTCGGTATCACGGGTGACACCACCTGGGCCACCCATACCGTTGACCTGACTGACGGTACTGTGGCGGCTCCCCATAAGATCGAGGCCACCACTCTGGGTGAGGCTGCTACCGATGTGCTGGGCGATAATAAGGACAAGTTTGCCCTTGCAATCATGCACTCTAAGGTAGCCAATACCCTGGAGAAGCTGGAAGTGCTGGACTACTGGAAGCAGACCGATCCCAACGGCATTGAGCGTCCCATGAAGATTGCCAGTGCCAACGGTTACACCGTCATCATTGATGATAGCGTTCCCGTGACTCCGGCTGTGACCACTTCCGGTAGTGAGGCTCCTGCTGAGTACACCACCTATCTGCTGGGTCAGGGTGTTCTCCGTCAGGGTTCTGCCCGTCTGGACATTCCCGCAGAGGTGAGCCGTGATCCCGCCAAGAACGGTGGCCAGGATACCCTCTACACCCGTATTCGTGAGGCCATCCATCCCAATGGTTTCAGTTTCAAGGTTCCTACCTCTAACTGGACCGAAAGCCCCACGGATGCTCAGTTGACCAGCAAGGCCAACTGGACCCGCAAGTTTGACGCCAAGGCCATTCCCATGGCCAAGATCATCACCCAGGGCTGATGATAGAAAGGAGGTACGCAGTATGACCGAAGACGAAAAGCTGGCTATGCTGAAAACGCTGTCCGGCGAGACGGATGAGGCGGTACTGCGTACCTTCCTCACGTTGGCGGCAAACAAAGTCCTCAAAAGGGCCTATCCTTTTGACTCCAGTAAGACCGAAGTGCCTGAGCAGTACGCTGTAAACCAGGTGGATATTGCCAACTTCCTTTTGTCCAAGAGAGGGGCTGAGGGAGAGACATACCACCAGGAAAACGGCATTGGCCGGACTTATTCCGGCGGAGATGTTCCCCCTGAGCTGTTGAGAGAGATCATCCCTATGGTGGGGGTGATGTGATGAGGTGCATGGCAAAGAACAAGCAGAAGTTCTATTACTGCCTGTTCCAGAGCAAAGTACCAAACACGGACTCCCAGGGTCGTAAGACTGGCGGCTACCGTACCGTCTACGGGGATGCGGTTGAGGCTATGGGTAATATCTCTGCCGCTACGGGCGAGTCTCAAGCTGAGGTATTCGGCAGCATGGAAGACTACGATAAGGTCATCGTGGTAGACAATGCTGGTCCTGTCATGGACGAAAACACAGTCCTGTTTGTGGATAAGTCTCCGGCTTATGACAAGGATGGTACTCCCCTGTTTGATTATACGGTCAAGCGTGTGGCACGGTCCCTCAACTCCATTTCCTACGCCATCCGAAAGGCGGAAGTGACATGAAGCTGAGAGTATCGCTGGGGCAGCTGTCGGAGGTCATTGACGCTCTGGATCAGTATAAGGCGGACCTGAATAGGCGCTGCCGGACTTTTCTGGAACGGCTGGCTGCTATCGGTGTCGATACCGCAGATGTGCGCTTTCGTACAGCTCAGTATGATGGAACTAATGATGTCACCATCTTTACGCAATGGGACGGAGATAATAAGGTCAAAGTTATCGGCAAGGGCAACAGCGTGACCTTCATTGAGTTTGGCTCCGGCGTGTACTACCAAGAGGAACATCCGCTGGCAAGCGAAAAGGGAGCGGAGAGAGGCGGCTATGGTCAGGGCCGTGGCAAAGGCAGGACCTGGGGCTATTACGGAGAAGACCCTGGTTCCAATGGGAAGGTTATCCAGAACAAGAAGGGAGAAACCGTGATATTGACTCATGGTAATCCGCCCAGCCGTGCCATGTATGAGGCCAGTAAGGCCGTGAGAGAACAGGTGCTGAATATTGCAAGGGAGGTGTTCGGAACATGATTGACATTGAAGCTGATGTCTTTGATGCTCTGTATACCTTTCTGGAAGAAAAGGCCCCAGATGTCTTTCTTTCCGGCGATACGGTAAGAGCGCCATCCGATTTCCCTTGTGTGACCTTGGAAGAGGCAGATAATTACGCCGTAGTTGCTACCCAGGATAGTGCCAGCAACGAAAACCACGTCTCTGTCATGTATGAGGCAAACATCTATTCCAACCGGGCCAGCGAACGGAAGAGTGAGTGCCGCCGGATTGCCGGACTGGTGGATCAGTATTTTGCGGGATTGGGGTTCACCCGCACAAGCATGAACCCTATCAAGGACAGCGAGGACCGGTACTATCGGATTGTACTTCGATATACCGCCAAGGTCTCTGCTGGCCACATCATTTATAGGAGGTAATGATAAATGGCGATTTCCACTTATAAGGTCTTCCTCATGAAGAAGGACAATACCACCTACAGTAAGCTCATCGACATCAAGGACTATCCTGATCTGGGTGGCGCTCCTGAGATGCTGGATACTACCACGCTGAGTGACCGTGCCACCACCTCTATTCCCGGCATCCAGCAGATGGACGCTCTGGCGTTTACCGCCAACTACACCAAGGATGACTACGATAAGGTCAAGGCACTGGAAGGGGCCGAAGGCGAGTACGCCGTATGGTTCGGTGGTACTGAGAGTGCTGGCGTGGTCACGCCTACCGGCAGCGAGGGTAAGTTCGAGTTCAAGGGTACTCCTTCCGTCTATGTCACTGGCGGTGGCGTGAACGAGGTTGTGGGTATGACCGTGACCTTCGCCGCTTCTACTCCCGTAACCAAGGCTACGGAGTAAGGAGGTAACGAATTATGAGCAAGCAGATCAAGTTCAACTACGAAGGGACGGACTACACGCTGGAGTATACCCGCCGCTCCATTGAGAAGCTGGAGCAGAGAGGGTTCAGACTGGCAGATGTGGCCGATAAGCCGGTTTCCACATTGCCTGTGCTGTTCGCCGGTGCTTTCCTGGCCCATCATCCCTTCGCAAGCAAGGAAGTTGTGGACCGTATCTTCAATGAGTTTGCCGATAAGGAGACTCTGTTGCAGAAGTTGGGTGAGATGTATAACGATCCCATCCGTGCCATGACCGAAAGCGAGGGAAAAGTGAAGTGGGAGGCGAACTGGTAACTGGTTCGTCTTCCCTTGAGGGGGATGGGTCTCAGGCTGAGTCCATTCCCCTTCTTTCCTATACGGATCAGTTTTATCAGCAGTTACCGTTCTATCTGTCTATTGGCATGACGCCGGAGCAGTATTGGGACGATGATTGTATGCTGGTAAAGTATTTCCGCCGTGCATACGAACTGAAACGCAAGGAAAGGAACAACGACCTATGGCTCCAGGGGCTGTATTTCTACCACGCCCTATGTGATGCAGCTCCGCTATACCGCTTCTCAACTAAGCCCCAGAAAGCTGCTCCTTATCTATCTGAACCTTTCCCTATTTCTATGGAGGAAAAGAAGGAGCGAGAGGAACGGGCCGAACGGGACCGGTTCATCAAGATGCGGCAGAAGATGGAGGCCATGGTCACAAAAACTGCGAAACAGGAGGTGAGCGAAGGTGGCTCTGGATAATAACATTGACGAACTGCAAATTGAAATCACTACGGAGTCCAATGACGCCGCTAAGGGAATTGATGCTCTGCGAAGCAGTCTGAGCAGACTGAAGCAGATTGCCTCTGGCGGAGCCGGATTGAGAAATGTAGCGAGTCAGGTAACTACTCTTGATAGGGCCGTCAGCCGTGCCTTTAGCAGTATTGCCGCTTCTATCAGCCGTGTAGCAGATATTTGCGGTGACTGGTTCGCTGAGTCTGCTGACTATGTAGAGGCTTTGAACCTGTTCGAGGTTTCCATGGGAGATGCCTCCAGCGCCGCCTTGGAGTACGCTGAGACCGTGCAGGACCTGATGGGTATTGATGTTCAGGATTGGGTGGAGGCCCAGGGTTCTTTCAACCAGTTGCTGGAGGGCTATGGCATTGCTGATGCTAAGGCAGCTCAGATGAGTAAGCAACTAACTCAGCTGGGCTATGATTTGTCCTCTCTGTGGAATGTAGATGTGGATACGGCTATGAAGCGGCTCCAGAGTGGTATGTCTGGCCAAATCAAGGGCCTCAAGACTTGGGGTATCAACCTGTCTGTTGCTTCTTTGCGTGAGACAGCTTTGGCCCACGGCATTGAGCTAAGTACGGCAAAGATGACTGAGGGCCAGAAAGCCATGCTGCGCTATATCACGCTGATGGAAAAGACCACCAACGTTCAGGGAGACCTTGCCAGAACCCTCATTACGCCGTCCAACGCTATGCGTATTTTTGAGCAACAGGTCACTCAGCTTCGCCGTGCTCTTGGCGATATTGTGAGTGTCGTGGTGGCCAGGTTTATCCCTGTCTTCCAAATGATCGTTCAGGCGGCAACGAAAGCGGCTCAGGCGTTGGCAAAGCTCTTTGGGTACGAACTTCCTGAAATCGACTATTCCGGCATTGAGACAGGGGCATCCGCCGCAGACGATATGGCAGACGGCCTGAGTAGTGCTGCCAGCTCCGCTAAGAAGCTCAAGCAGTATACCATGGGTTTCGATGAGCTGAACGTTATTGATCCTAATAAGGGCAGTTCTGGCGGCTCTACGCCTACTGGTGGCGGTCTATCCAACGATTTTGGCTTTGATCCATCCAAATATGAGTATGACTTCCTCAAGGGAGTCAATAAGGATG